TGGGAATTCCCCCTGACCAAAAGTCGCATGGTTTTCAAGGGGATGGATGATCCGGAAAAAATCAAATCCACGGAGTTCAACGTCATTTGGATGGAAGAAGCCACAGAGTTTGACCTGGATGACTACCGCCAGTTAAGACTTCGCCTCCGCCGGGCTTCAGATGGAAAAAACCAAATCTTTTTAAGCTTCAACCCCATTATTTCCTGGCTTTACAGTTTGGTGATCGAGAAGCCAGAAGAAGTGGACACCCTACAGGTGAACTATCGGGACAATCTCCGCTTCCTGCCCCGGGACTATGTTGCCCAACTTGAGAGGCTTGCCCATGAGGATTCCTATTTCTACAAGGTTTATGCCCTGGGAGAATTCGCCCAGCCCTCGAACCTAATCTATACCAACTGGGAAGTATGCCAGGTTCTTCCCGAATCATTCGATGAGATCATCTACGGCTTAGATTTTGGCTTCAATAATCCCACGGCCCTGGTGGAGATAGGGATCAAGGACAGTGAACCATACATTTTAAGAGAGATTTACCGTTCACAGATGACCAATGCAGATCTGATTTCAGCCCTCAAAGATTGGCAGGTCAGGGGGATGATTTATGCGGATTTTTCTGAACCCGCCAGGATCGAGGAGATAGCACGAGCCGGGTTCTACATTAGACCTGCAGAAAAGTCTGTCAAGGATGGAATTGATTTTATCAAGAGGAAGAAAATCCGAGTAGCCCCTGTCTGTTCCAACTTTGTTAAAGAAATCCGGGGCTACAAGTGGAAAGAAGATACGAAGGGAAATATTCTCGATGAGCCGGTGAAATTTATGGACCACGCCATGGACGCTATGAGATACGCCATTTACACGCACTTCCAGGCTCATGGGGGAGTAGGGGTGGCATGGCTCTAATAGATTCCATTTTGAAGAGGTTCGGCTACCAGAAGGCCGAACCGATCAAAAAAGATTCCTATGTTCTGGACATAACCTACCGGGATCCCACGCTGGCATATAAGAGGCCAGAGGGGATTTCAGATTATCTTGAGGTCTATCGCACCCATCCATGGATCAATGCTTGCATCGATAAGGTGGCGGAAGCGGTGGCCTCGGTGCCATTCAAATTGTTTACTGAAGACCAGGAAGGAAAGGTTCAAGAAGTCACCTCTGGCGAATTATATGACCTTTTCCAATCCGTGAATGATTACACCACAGTCCATGATTTCTGGGAACAATTGGTAATCGATCTTGAGGTCACGGGCAACTTCTTTGCCGAGATTGAGTTTGCCGGAAGCAAGCCCATTGCCCTGCATCATATGCAGCCAGATTGCGTGCGGATTATTCCCGATCCCAAAAAGAGAGTCAAGGAGTTCTGGTATACAGTCAACGGTCACACCATTACTTTGCCCGCCGAGAATGTCCTTCATCTGTATTATTATGATCCGCTTTCCCCTTTGTGGGGACTTTCACCGCTGGCCTCCATCTCTTTGACTTTGACTACTGATTTCTATGCCAGAGCATATAACAGGCGCTTCTTTGAGAACGATGCCTCGGTGCCTGCAGTCTTGGAAACCGACCAGAAACTGACCCCAGAGGAAATAGACAGGATTCAAAAATCCTGGGCATCAGCTCACCAGGGCGTGGATAAAGCTCACAAGATTGCGCTTCTCTGGGGCGGTTTGACATATAAAGAGACTGGTCTTGCTCCTAAGGATGCACAATTTCTGGAATTAATCAAAATGCATCGGGAGGAAATTTGCGCCGCTTTGGGTGTGCCCCCGGCTGTAGTGGGAATCTTCGAATATGCAAACTATGCCAACTCAGAAGCCCAGATCAAGATGTTCTGGCACGATAAAATTCTTCCTCTTTTGACCAAGATCGAGCAGATGATTACCGAGCATTTTATCTCTCGCTTTGATGAAAAAATCTTCGGTCAATTCGATATTTCTGGAATAGAGGCACTCAGGGAAGACGAAACCAAGGTGGCGGATATCGATTTCAAGCTGGTGAGCAGTGGACTGGCCACGATCAATGAGCGCCGAGCGCTGAAGGGACAGGAAGCTGTTCCTTGGGGAGACACGGGATATATTCCTATGTCCTGGGTTCCAGCGGGGGAGTCGGGGGAGGCAGAAGAACCCACTGTGAAGGTTTCACGAGATATGCCACATCCCTTGAGAATAGGATATAAAGAATTTCAAAAATATGGATCTCGCCCTTAATTTCCGCAAGGCAAGCAGGCAGGAATTATTTCGCGCCCATAATTACCTGCAACACAAATGGACACAGACTGCCCAGAAAAGAATCAAACAAATTTTCCAAAAAGAAAAGTCCACTATTTTGGAACAACTTAAGGCAGGTCAGACCAATTTCACCATAGACATCAAACCCTGGCAGGATCTACTTTTAGCCCTTTATGCCGGAGTGGGGGAGGATTTTGGGAGAGCGGCTTCCCGGGGAATTCATGGAATCAGCAAGCAAGCGGATACGTGGATGGATCAAGTTCTGTCATACATCAGAACCTATGGAGCTCGCAAGGTCACCATGATCTCTGAAACCACCCGTGATGATCTGCAGGAGATAATTTCCCAGGGAATGCAGCAAGGCCTGGGAAATGAGGAGATCGCCGCCAGTATTGCAGATTATTATGACACAATTCAGGACTGGCGCTCTCTTCTGATTGCTCGCACAGAAACGCATGTGGCCGCCAATTTAGGAACTTATTCGTTTGCTCAAGATGCGGGTATGGAATCTCATACCTGGCTGGCAGCCATGGATGAGCGAACCAGAGAATGGCATGCCGAAGCCAATGACCAAACTGTGCCTATCAACGAGCCCTTTGAGGTAGCAGGAGAACAATTGATGTTTCCCGGAGATGATTCTCTGGGCGCAACTGGAATGAACCTCTGCAACTGCAGATGTGTGGAGACCTATTCATGAGAATCGAGGAGATCAATCCCGAATCGCTCAAGAAAGTGGATGATCAGGAAATCCTAAGCCTGCATCATCGAGTCCATCAATTGGCCCCTGCCGTGAGGAGAGATGGGAAGCATGAGGGCCTGAACTGGGAGGATTTAGTCAATGCCCATACCTTTCTGGTGCATGAGATGGAGAGACGGGGGATGAATCATAACCCGCATGATGAGTTGGACCAAGCCGCAGAAGAACTGAGCAAGAACCTGCCTAAAGATTTTCTGGAACTTCCCGAAGAGGTGATGGTAGTCCCGAACTTTGTCTGCTTGGTGGGGTCCGCCGTGAAAGAAGGGCAGAAACCCAACGATCTCGATGTGCTCTTCAGAGCAAATAGAAATGAAAACGATTATTTAATCCAGGCGGAAAATGTCTGGCTTCCAGTGCGCAATGTCTTAGGTAAGGATAAACAAATTCATTTCATAGATAATCCCCAGGGCGCACATGCCGATTTTGTTCCAATTTACGACCTGGTTTTAAGGCGCAAACCCTCCTATGAAATCCAAACCGTAAAAGCAGGATTAAAGCCCATTCAGCATTATGAGGTGCAGAAGCCCATGATGGCCGGATATACCGATACTTTTTCCGCCGATCAACTCTGGGAAGCCTGGGGAAGCAAGCAGGATGTGCCCATGTATATTTCGCCCAAAGTAGATGGCTTCCGCTGCATCCTGCAAAAAGCCGGGGATAAAGTGAGCATATATTTCGAGGACTCCAAAGAGGAGCGCTCCGACAAATTGCCCCAGCTTAAAGAGGCGCTTCTAAAAGCTCCGGACTGCATTATAGAAGGGGAACTTCAGGCAGCTCAGGATAAAAAATTCCTGGCCCGTCCGGAAGTCTTCACTTTTCTGGCGGGTAATTTGGAAGCCGAGCCATACATTTTCCTTTATGACATCCTCTATTTTGAAAAAGATATTCATGAAAATCCCTTTTCTGAGCGCTGGCCCTTATTGGAGGAAATAGGAAACAAATTGGGCGATCATTTTATTGTCCTTCCCCAGACAGAAGTGCGCTCCAAAGACGAGTTCATCAAGACAGCGGAGAAAGCCTTGGACTGGCAGCCCTGGGAAAATGCACATCTCACTATTGAGGGCGTGGTGGCTCGCAGAAGTGATATGCCCTATGTCTTTGGCCCCACGGAAGATTATGCCAAATTCAAACTTTGGGTGGAGCTCAAGGTCAAAGTCCTCAAGGTAGAGAGAACGGAAAACGGTTATACCTATGAGTGCGCCTTACGAGATGGAGATAAAGATGTCTCACTGGGCAAAACCTTTGTGAGCAAAGATAAGTTGGCCGACCCCGGCGATACCCTGAATGTCACAGTAGAGGAATTAATTCTCTATCCCGATGGCACAGTGGCCTGGGGCAAGCCTTATCCCCAAGGACCGGATAAGTCCAGACCCGCCTACACTGTAGAGCAGGCCATTGATATGGCCCGGAGGGGGAAATGCTTGAAGGAAGTTCAGGAGAAATCCTTGAACCCCGAAGAAGATGATACCCGAGGAGGTCGAGCAGAGGCATTCTGGCAGGCCAGTTGGTTCAGGATGTTTCCCAAATCCGGCAAGGGACGCTGGGTATATCAGCATCACTGGAGAGGACTTTCTGGGGATGAAGCCAAGAATCTCTCTGAGGAAGAACTTCTCAAAACTGACCATTCTGTGCATGGAGATCTCCGCTTTGAAGATGGGGATAGCCTCTGGGGCTTCACGGTTTTCCTGGGCTCTACTGAGGAAGTCCGTCAAGCCGGGGGAGATAGATTGGACAGCCTGGCTCCTAATGATAACCTACAGGGTTCTTTCAAGCTGGAGGAGCCCAAAGAATGGCTGGATGTAGGTGATCCCCCACTCGTAGTGCAACCCGAAGGAGTAGGCGCTACCAGTCAGAAATGGGCCAAGTTCTTTATGGTCGATCATGGCACCTATGAGGTGGGTGTCTGGCGTGAACACATGTTTGAGGTTTTCCTCCACGGGGATAAATTGAATGGACGCTTCATTATGGAGTATGCGCCTATTGGAGGAAAGCGCATCTGGATCATAGACAAACCCGAGGATCAGACCCCCTACGCTGAGAAGCACGATCTGAACGATGTCATAGCGGAATTAAAACAGAAGGGGCAGAAATATCTGGTTTGGTCCAAACCCGGAGAGAAACCGAAATTGATTGAGGTGGACAAGGTGAGCACAGAAAAATCCTGGTATGTTCCCCTGATCAAAAGTGAGGAGGAGCATTTCGTTCTCGGCCCCTTCCTTGTTCCCGATGAGATTGACCTTCAAGGAGACATTGTGACCGCTGAGGAAATTGAGAAAGCGGTGCACAAGTTCATGGAGGACTATCAAAAAGTCGGGGAGATGCATCAGGAAATCCTTCCCAGAGACAAGGCCACAGTTGTGGAATGTTATGTCACACGGGGAGACTGGGAAATCAACGGACAACTGATCAAGAAGGGAACAGCAATTATAGGGGTGAAAATTCACGATGATGCGCTCTGGCAGGATGTGAAGAAGGGTCTTTATACCGGCTTCTCCATCAAGGGCAGAGCACGCACGGATTAGGTGGTGAGTATGGGGGAAGAAATCAAAAAACCAAGAAAACTAAAAGACCTTGAAATTGAGGAGATTTCGCTTGTGGATCAGCCTGCAGTTCCCAAGGCGAAGTTCCTGATCGTGAAGAGAAATATGGAGGATGAAATGGCTGAGGAGGAAATCATTTCCCAAGAATTAGCAAAGGCTACCACCCTCAAGGATGTGATCGGCCAAGTGCAGGATGCCTTAAAAGTCGATGGTTTGCCCGATAAAGCGGCCAAGATTTTGGAGAAAGTTGTGGCGGCTTTAGAAAAACTGGATCAGACCTATGGCTATGGTTATCCCGCACCTAAGAAGGCTGAGACCGAAAAGCGTGGTAGCAGATTTTCCAAAGAAAATGCTGAGCGTATTCGCAAAATCTATGAAATTGTGAAAGAGCTTGTGGATCAGATCGAGGCCCTCAATGAGGAGCCAAATGCTGGAGACAAAGCTCCCTGGCAGATCAATCCTGAAAGCGAATACCTCGCCAAGTGCGTGGAACTCATCCACGAAATTGCCCAGAAGATTTAGGGAGGTTAAGAAGATGGCAACTCAAGTTGAAGAACTCTACAAGGCTATCAATGCCTTGAAAGAAGCTGTAGAAAACAAGAACAAAGAGGCCGCCGAGAAGGCGAGCCAGGATGTTATGAAAAATGCTCCTAAGGGAAATCGTTTGACCGAATTTCCCATAGAGAATGCCAACGATTTAGTCACCCTGCATAAATCCTTTTCCAAGGATCCCAATGTAGTGGAGTTCCAGAAGAGAGCGGATGATCTCTTTATTGTATCTAAGATTCTGGGAATCGATCCCAGACAGAGCAAGCTGTATAAAGACCTGTGGGAGCCGGTTTCTGAGCTTCGCAAGGCTATGACCACAGCAAGCTCCGGCGCTGGTGCCGAATGGATTCCTACGGGCTTCTCCGCTGACCTGATTGCCAAGGTAGAATTGGCTCTCAAAGTGGCCGCACTTCATCCCAGAGTCAAGATGCCCACGGATCCTTTCAAGATTCCTGCTTTGACCGGCTTCAGCACGGCAAAGTTAGGGTCTGAAACCACCGCACCTACTGCCTCCTCGCTTACCACCGCCAATATTGTTTTGGACGCCAAGAAACTCATCACCTATGTGCCCCTTTCCTATGAATTAGAGGAGGACAGCATTATTGCCGTTCTGCCTTTGATTAAAGACGACATCGTCAAAGCCTTGGCTCGTGCCCAGGAGAATGCCGCAATCAATGGTGATGATTCTACATCTCACATGGACAGCGATGTTAGCAATGCCGAGGATGTAAGAAAAGCCTGGAAGGGCTATCGTAAGCTGGCAATTTCATCTGCCAAGATTGACTGTGCCGGAGGAGTCACCAGAGACAAACTCAGAGCGCTCAGAAAGGCCCTAGGCAAGTATGGCATTGATCAAAACGAATTGGCCTGGGTGGTGGGCATCTCAGTCTACAACCAGATGCTTAGCCTTCCTGAGGTGATTACTGTCGATAAATACGGCCCCAATGCCACCGTCCTTTCTGGAGAATTGGCAAAGTTCGATGGCATTCCCGTGATTGTCTCTGAATATGTCCGTGAGGATTTGAACGCTACCGGTGTCTATGATGGCACTACTACAAGCAAAACCATTGCTATTCTGGTGCGCCAAGATGCCTTTGTTTTCGGCGATCGCCGGGATGTCCTGATCGAAACCTTCCGTGACATCAAAGCTCAGAGCATTGATGTGGTAGCCAGCCAGCGTGTGGCCTTCTCCAACCGTCTGCCCGCTACTGATCCTATTGTGGGCATTCTCTATGACATTACGGCATAGGGCGGTGATCTGAAATGACCTGGAAAGATACCTCAAGAATCCGAAGGGCCCTTGATCTTCAGGAGGTTCTGGACAAAGCAAATATCGCCGATTATCTGGATGAGCTCCAGACTGCCGTGGACGGCAAGGCCGTAAAAGCTCAGGCCAATGCCGTTTCTGATCTGGGTGCAGTCACCTTCGGCGATACCTATTCCAAAACTGAGGTTCAAGGAGTCTACGACAATATCAAGACCGCCCTGAACGCTATTTTGGCTGCCCTCAGAACCGCTGGCATCATCAAGACAAGTTAATTTTTTCTAAGGGGGAGGGTTATCTGCCCTCCCCCACTGGAGATCGAATAAATGCAGATTAAATTTTTGGCCCAGACAATGGACCTTTATCAGGGATTTGATGGCGCTCAATTCATCGCTTTCGTAGTTCCCGGAGTTTATGAGGTGAGTGAGGAAAAAGGCGCTCAGCTCTTGCGTGACTTCCCCGCTGATTTTGAACAGGTGCTGGATCAAGAGGCGCCTAAGAAGAAAAAGAAATGAGCTATATCAGCCTATCAGAGGCAAAGACTTTCTTATTCCCCCGGGGAAATGCTCCTTCCGATCTCGATGCCTTCATTACTGCTGAGTTAGAGGCAGTGGATGACATCATCAGCCAGAAATGCGGACGCAAATTTACTGCAGGCGATCCGGGAGAAATCCGATATTTTGACGGCACCGGAGAAAATTATCTCTTTATTGATGATCTGATCACTCTCACGAAATTGGAATACCGGGAACTTGGTTCCGATGCCTGGACTGAAATTTCTTCTGGAACTTATCTTACTTCTGGCATTCCTATCTACAAAATCATTCTGCTTTCCAACGCTATTACTCCTTATTTTCCCGAGGGAGATCAGAACATCAGGATCACGGGAACGTGGGGCTGGCCTTCTGTGCCCAACACGATAAAAAATGTGGCCAAACAAATTCTGCTCAAGTTGCTCTTAAGAACGGAGCAATTTCGCTCAATTTATTATAAAGATTCCCTGGCCAGCGAGGGAGTGCCCCAGCCTCAGCCCTCATTAACAATCTGGGATGAAACATTGGAAAGCCTCATAGCGCCCTATATCAGGCACTACTGGGAATATTTGAGATGATCACGGTCAAAGTGGATCCCAATTCTCCGGGCCTGAAATTGGTGGATGAGATGGCCCAGAAAATGAAGCGTATGGGGCCACTGATGAAAAAGATCGCCTCCCTGATGCTTTCCATTATTAGGAGGAATGTTCAGGCCGGAGGAAGGCCTCCCTGGCCACCCAGAAAAAGCACACAAAATCATAGGCTTCTCTGGAAAACGGGAAGATTAATCGCCTCACTCCATCAGGAAGCCGATGATTATCATGCTGAGGTGTCCACCAATGTAGTGTATGCCGCCGTGCACCAATTTGGCCACACCTTTCCGCCCAGAGAGATTAGGCCCAAAAGAAAAAGGGCTCTATTTTGGCCTGGAGCAGAGCATCCCGTGAAGAAAGTGAACTGGCCAGGAGCTGCAGTTCCAGCCCGTCCTTTTATGGTAATCCCCGATGAGGAAGTGCCTACTTTAGAGCAAGCCGCCCAGGAGTATTTGGAGAAATGAGCGACTATGTCAGTCTTGCCACAAAAATCATTCAATTACTTCAATCTGGCCTTCCCGGCATAGAAGTGCGTTATGGATTGGCCACCTCCACGGGGGTGATCACTGCAAACAAGGCTGTGGGTGTCTGCCTGCTTTCTAGGAAGGAAGATCCCATGGCCGTAGGGGCCAATGAGCAGATCATAGTTTACCAGATTTGGGCTTATGTCAAGCCGGATGTGCCCACTTCTTCTGCAGATGCAGAACAGCAAGTAGCAGACCTGATTGAATCCGTGGAGGATATTCTGCGCTCCAATCCACACTTGGACGGTTCAATTATAGTCTCTGAGTTATCTGAGACCAATTTCAATTATGAGGAAATCCAGGCAGGAATTTATGCCGCCGTGGCGGTTTTGAATTTAACAGTTCAGAGGTTGAAGAGCTTATGAGAAAAGAGAAGAAAATTTTCACCTGGACAGGAGGGGATCCCGCTGAAATCGCTGGAGTGAAGGGGGTTTGGATTCCCAATCAACCTCGCTATGAAAGCGAATTCACCAGCGAGGAAATCAAGGCGCTCCTTAGCTGTCCGGGAATAAAGGTTGAATCCCAAAAGGAGGAGGGTGATTAAATGCCTGTCGCAGTGCAAAACCTGGGACAATATGCCACCTGGGGAATAGGAAAAGAGACCACTCCCGGAACGGCAGTTGCGCCCACTGTTTTTTATAAGGTCAATAATTTTAAGGCCACTTATGGCGAAGATAAATTAACTCCCGATACAGTAGGAGGATCTACGACAGCCTCCGGCCGAGCCCTGGCCATGGTTCTACCGGGAAAGAAAGCCTACAGCTTTGATGTGGCTTCCATGATTTGGCTTCCTGGCCTGGGGAATATCCTCAAGGCCGCACTGGGTTCCGTAAGCACAACGGGATCCTCTGACCCCTACACTCACACCTTCACAGGGGAATCCACGGGCCTGCTTTCCTCATATACTATGGAGAGCAAGGTAAACGATATCGTTTACCGCATGGCTGGATGCCATCTAAACTCTTTGGAGATCGCCTGTGTAGCAGGAGGAGTGGCTACCTGGAATACAAACTGGAGGGCTATCACTGAGGCTACAGCTACAGCCGCAACTGCCTCTTTCCCCACCGATCTTCCCTTAACCTGGGACATGTTCACCTTCAAGGTGGACAATACTGAGAATGTGGACATTGAGGGCTTCACAGTAAGGATAGAGAACAACCTTGATGTCTGGTATGCCGTGACCAATAATCCTCAGCGTCCCTTGGCTCAAGCCCGCCGAGTTACCGGGAGTTTAACATTAGGTTATACCTCTGCTTCCTGGCTGTCCAAGATGCAGAGCAATACTCCCTTTGCCCTGGAGATTTTGGCCACTTACAGCGCCAATAGGACGCTCAAAATTACCATTCCCAGCGCCTATATCATGACTGATCCCCGACCAGAAATTCGGCCAGGCCGCCTTGTTTCCACAATTCCCTTTACCGCTGCTTATGATGCCACGGCTGCGAACGATATTTCAATCGAGCTGAAGAATGGAGATGCCAGCTACTAATGATTAAGAAGGCCAAGAAATTCGATCTTTTAGATGGCGAATGGGTGGAGCTCTGGAAACCCACGGAGGAAGACTACCTGGAATTCCAGAAGGAGCTCAAAGAATCCGAGGCGGAGGTTGCCAATGATCGAATCAAGGAATTGCTGCTTCCCTTCATTAAAGCCTGGAGTTTTGATTGCCCGATTTCCGTGGAGAGTATGAAAAAAGAAATCGACTATGAGAATCTCCAGTGCATTCTCTATGCCTTTCTTTCCATGGGAAGGGCCAGGGAGGAATTACTAAAAAAATTCGGGCTGCTCTGATCGCCGCAGATATGGCGAATCAGGGCAAAGAAATCATAATCCAGCCCGATCCTGAAGTTGATCACTATCTCCGCCTTTATCGTTTCATGAGGGATTTTCATGTCCTGCCCAGAAGTGGAGGAGTTCTGGAGCAGGATGCTGACCTTATTTTTATCCTGGAATATATCGACCAGGTTTTGAGTGATTTGAAGGGGCAAAGAAATGCCTAAAGATGCCACGGTAAGGCTTGTATTTGGCGCCGATACTGCAGAAGCTGAAGCTGCCTTAGGAAAATTAAAATCTCAAATCGGGAATTTTGGCTCCGCCCTTACATCGGCTGGAGCGACATTATCCGCTGCCTTTACCGCTCCCGTTGCTGGGCTGATAAAATTAGCCTCCAGTTTTGACGAGGCTATGGATAAAATCAGGGCACGCACAGGCGCTACGGGCCAGGCTCTGGCAAATTTGGGAGATGTTTTCCGCAAGGTCTATACTGAAATACCCTTGGCCACAACTATTGAGGATGCCTCTAATGCCATTGCCGATCTGGCCACAAAAGCTAATCTCTCCGGAAAGAGTTTAGAGGATGTCAGCAAAGCAGTCCTGGAACTTTCTCGTCTCACTGGCGCTGATTTAAACTCCACTATCGATGCCTCTGCCAAGCTCTTCATGAACTGGGGCATTCAAGCAGACCAGATGGTTTCCATTCTGGACTTCCTCTTCAAGGTTTCACAATCCACGGGAGTGGGGATTGATCAATTGAATGCCAATCTGGCCTCCTATGGTTCCATGCTCCGGGAATATGGTTTCAGCCTTGAAGAGGCCGCCACCATGATCGGTGCTTTCTCCAAGCAGGGTGTGGAATTGGACAAGGTGATGACGGGATTGAGAATTGCCCTGACAGAGTTCGCCAAAGCCGGAATCTCTGATGCCGCTGGTGCCCTGAAAGCAGTTACTGATCAGATTAAGAATGCTGGAAGTGCAGCTGAAGCTAATAGCATTGCTATTCAAATTTTTGGTGCCCGTGCTGGACCCTATCTTGCCCAGCAAATTAGAGAGGGCAGGCTGGAATGGCAGGAATTATTGAAGACACTCCAGCAAAGCCCCGAAACTATCGGTAAGGCAGCCCAGGATACGCAATCATTTGCTGATAAATTGGATCAGGTAAAACGCAAAGCAGCCGAGGCCTTGGAACCATTAGGGAAAAAATTAGTGGATATTGTAGAGCAACAATTACCGAATCTCGAAGGAGCCATTAGAAAGGTAATTGAGGTTTGGAATAATTTGGGTGAGAGCGGCCAAAGCGCTCTCGTGAAGGCCGCTACATATTTAGCCATAGGCGGGCCTATTCTTATAGGTCTGGGTGCTGTAGCTTCTGCCCTGAAGAATATTATTTCCCTCTTGGGACTTATTACCAGTTCTCCTGTAGTTGCAGTTTTGCTGGGAGTAGCAGCGGCCGTTGGCGCTATTGCTATTTCCATTGCTAATGCCAGAAGTCAGGTGGCAGCGCTGGAGGCCCAATATGGTCCAGAGTATGTAGCCGCACTCCAGGCGGGCACTTACGGCCAAAGTCTAAATGCTAAACCCTGGTTGGCCGCAACTCCCACCTCTCAAAGCGATGTGGGAACCAGTTGGAAGAAGGCCGGAGAAGATCTTCAGGATACAGCACTAAGAGCTTTTGATACATTTAAGCAGGCTTCATTTGCTGCACAAGAGGCTGGAGATAATGCTCAAGAGGCCAGCGTCAACTTCGATGACCTTGCTGGTGCGCTGGGTGGGACTGGAGATGCCGCTAAAGATACGACAGAAGAACTTACTCCTTTGGAGAAACTAATTCAAGCTATCAATGCCGATATGCCTCAATTCAAACCCTGGACTACCCAGGAATACAACCTCTATCAACTTAAATCCATGAAAGACGACTATGCCAATATTGTAGAGCAGATCCAGGCAGAATATGAATGGGAGAAGAAAGCCCAGGAAGCACGGGATAAGCAGCTTGCCGCTTTAAAGGAGATGGCTGACCTGATGCAGGCTGAGAGGCCTGCAGGTGGACTCTATTCCTCTGTCTCTGAAATCTTAGACAGCATCATCTCCAAATATAAGACCTTGATTCAGGCTATTCAAGAAGGCAAGCCCTATGTTGAGCCGCAATGGAATGTGGGCCAGCAAGCGCTTCTGGAATGGCTGCAATCGGGGAAAATGGATGCCTTGCTCGCTCAATTTGCTAAAGGTCCATCTCCTCTTTATCCGATTAAGGGTGAGCAGCAAGCCATGGTCACCCGTTTCCAAGATGAGCTGGGCAAAGTTCTGGAGGATGCTAACAAAAAATTATTTGCGGAATTGGGACTGTCAATTGATTATAAGACTTTCAAAACTCTGCCTTCAGAAATTCAGGATGCCGTGATGAAGATCGCCCAGTTGAAAGAGCTTCAATCTCAGGCTGAACAGGCCAAGAAAGCCGCTGAAACTCAAATGGACGCCGCCAATATTATGCTCCAGGCAGCACGCACCTTTGCTTCTGCAGTCAGTCTTGGCGCTGTTTCCGCCCGTGCAGGGGGAAGAGCAAGCGCCATGGCTATGCAGTCTGGTGGTTTAGTTATGAGTCCCACTTTAGCTCTAATTGGCGAGAAAGAGCCAGAATATGTGATACCCGCCAGGAGATTAGAAAGTTTAATGGAAAGCTTGCTCAAGAAAGAGGCACCTATCACCATTCATATTTATTCTGAGGATGGAAAAGTGAAGAGTGCCACAGTGCAGCAAGAAGCACAACTGTTTGCAGCTTATGGGGTGAGGGCCTAAATGGCTGATGCAAAATTAGTGTATGGCACAACTGAGATTCCCGTGGATTTGCTCCTGGATATAGATGTCTCCATTGTTACAGAATCCAAATCCCTGCATATTCCCGGAGGAAATCCCGTTGTCAAACCCATTGCTACGGGGGGAAAAACATTAACTTTTACAGTTCTCTTGTATGGCAATGGCTATGATGATCTCCGGAATAAAAAGAAAGCCTTAGAGGATTTTATTGAGGCCCATGGAAGCGATGTAGTTCAAATTCAATGTCTGGCCGATCCTGATTACAGCGGTAACTACATTATTTCTTTAGATGGGCAGATTACAGGCGAAAAGAAGAATGTGGCGCAATATAAGATTCGTGCCCAGAAGGTATATTAATGGGCCAAATTGCTAATCCCACAAGTGTAACCTTATCCACTTCTAACGGTGTCGTTTACCTTTCTTGGTCTAACGGCGATGCTTATACTTCCGTCATTATCTACCGCAATACTTCCAATTCTCAAGTCAAGCTCACGGAAATTGATGGTGCTCCTACTTCCTTTCAAGACC